AAAGACGCTGTAAAAGGTCTTGGTGATGGCGACTCAAATCGTGGTATTGAAAGAGCTTATTCAATGATGAACAACCTAGAAGATAGGGCGGATAATTATGGCTGATGATTTAGTAAGCAGAGCGGAAACAGTACAACGCCGTCCAGAATACATTGAACGATTAGAAAAAGCCTTATTAAGCGGTATATTTGGGACTGAAAAAGACGGTGATTTGTCTGGTGGGATTATACAAGATCCTAATTTATTCCGCGTAGCGCCATATCAAATGGCAGGCCAGATAGGTCGTGATCCAGAAACAGGTGCAATTGTGGGTCTTGGGCCAGAAACATTTGCAACTCAATTTGTCATGGAAGACCTAAATAATGATGGTAGACCAGACTTTTTACAAAGATATTCTGACTTTTTTGATACCGCAGGAGACGCAGCAGAATCTGGCGTTAGCGCAATAGAAAGTGGTATCGGTCAAATTTCTGACGCTGAAGGTTATTTCCCAACTGCAAAAACTGCTGTTGAATCAGGTCAGGGCATGTACAAACCATCTGATTATGTATCAGATTTCATGTCTCCTTATAATGAACAAGTTATTAGAGAAGTTGAAAAAGACATTGAACGTCAAGGAAATGTAGCTCGACAACGTGCTGCTGCGCAAGCTGTGGGTCGTGGTGCTTTTGGCGGCTCAAGACAAGGTATACAAGCGGCTGAAGTAGAAAGAAGCATTCTTGATGCAAAATCAAAAGCCGCAGCGGATTTAAGAAATAAAAACTATATGCAAGCTCTCGCTGCATCGCAGCAAGCTTATCAGCAAGGACAAGCTCGTGACTTAGAAGCGGGTCGTTTATTAGGTGGTCTTGGTCAGTCTGTTGGTCAACTTGGCACAGCATACGGCGGCTTAGGTAGTCAGTATGGTTCTTTAGCAGGCACAACCGCAGATATTGGTCGTGTTTATTCAGCATTACAGCCTGCGGATCTTGCATTTATGACAGGCGTAGGCGAAGCGGAACGTGCATATCGTCAACAAATGATAGATACAGCAAGACAAGAGTATCAGCGTCCAACAGAGCAAGCATTGTTGCCATATCAATTTGCTTACGGTGCGCTTACAGGTACACCTTCAGCGGATATTTATTCAGAAACTCAAGCAAGTTATGCGCCTCCTACTAATCCATTTTACGCTGGTCTTGGGGCTTACACAACGCTTCAGGGCATTAACCAAGCAAAATAAGAGGGCATAAGATGGCAAGTTCTTTAGAGCAGTATAGACAAGAACTAGTAAGAAGAGGCTTACCAAATGATCTTATAAATCAAATGGTAAAACGTCAGGGTCAAGGACTTGAAAGACTTTTTCAAGAAGAGGGTATAGGTCGTGGTCCTTTAGATTATAGAGGTGACTCATTATCTGATTTAATTAGAGAAGAAAGAGAGCTTTTTGAAAACAATCCTTTTAACCTTGTTTTTCCAGGTGGCAAAAAAACTCTTGATAGAAATATAAAAGATTTAAGAGAAGACGCAGAATATACTGTTCAAAAAGAGTTGTTGCCAAAAGGTCTTGGGGCTGCTCTCCAACAAATCCGTGAAAATCAAAAGAGTGGTCTTACTCCAATAATTAGGGATGAAGATGGCGGTATAATTGGAGGGGGCAATCCTCTTTTTAAAAGTCCAGAAGCTGATTTATCTAGTTTGGTAAAGAAAAATTTAAGAAAAAAAGCCTCAGATAGAATTACTGCAATGCCATCTGAAAGCCTTGCATTACAAGAGAGCGGTCTTGATGAATTAGCCGATCAACTTAGACCAATTCCAATAAGTGGTCCGAAATCTGATGAATCGTCTATAGTTACGGTTGAAGGTCCAGCGTCAAAAAAAACAACAGAAAAAAAAGAAGATAGAACCGCTGAAGAATTTAGGGCTGACGAGGAAAAGATAGCAGGCATGACAGGTGGTGATCCTGTTATTGGCGAAACTAAACAAAGTATTTTAGACAATAGCTTTAGTGAAGCTATGGATGATTATATCAACGCTGTTCGTGGCACTAGCCCTGAAGATAAAGAGCGTACTCTTGATGAGTATAAAGCAGAATTTGCAGAGGCAACTGGCATAGACATAAGCGGTAAGGTGGACAAAAGTTCGGCTTTGATGGCTTTTGGCCTTGCTTTGATGCAAAATCGAGCGGGAAGTGGCTTTAACGTAGGAAAAATGTTGAGCGCAATAGGTGAAGCGGGTGAAAAAGCATTGCCTGCTCTTGAGAAAGCTAAAGAAAAAGCTCAATCAGCCGCTATAGCAGCAGGTAAATATGCCCTTGAGACACGAGCCTCTGACCGAGCAAAAGATGAAGCGGCGGATCTAGCTGGTAAAAAACGTGGTAAATATTGGGTTTACAAAAAAGGCGGCAAAGGCACAGAGTTTGCAAACTTTGATGAAGGTGAGTTTGTTGATTTAAACCCATTTGAGCTTAACAAGCTCATTGAAAACAAAGATTTTGCAAGTCAGTATGAATTTATTGATGCTTCTGATCGTATGTCTATTTTAGAAAAACGTGCAGAAGGCGTTGAACTTGGTGATATGTGGGATGATTATAAAGCCGTATCTTTGATTGGCGGTAGCCCAGATGACGTACCACCTGAACTTCAAATTTTTGCTGCGGCTGCCGACCCTAATTATGGAGGGCTTACTCCAACAAGATATAAAATTGGGGAGACACCAGAAACTATTGTTCGTAGATTTACATCATATCAAGCGGGGTTAAATCGTAGCGAGGCTAACATGAAAGAATTAGTCTCATTGATGGAACAAGGCGTTAGCCTACCAAAACAGTTTTTTGATAACGTTGGTACGTTTGCACGTAATTTAGGTATTGAAGTGGGTGATGGGCCTATGTCAACCACCAAAGCCAGAACTCTTTTAAAAGAAATTGCAGTTAGGCAGGCTACAAATATTCTTCAAGAATCTGGAAAAACTCTTTCTGATAGAGATAGAAAGCTAGTTGATGAATTAGTAGGGGAAATAAATTGGAACTCTGGAGATAAAGATCTTATTTTAGGAAAGATCAAAAAGATATATTATTTAACTGTTGTAAAACCTCAAGAAAATTTAAATGAAGCCGTAAAGTGGCTTCAAGACAATGCAGGTATTTCTTTTAGTCGTGAAAATTATGGAAATGCACCTGCATCTGAAGAAGAACTTGCTGCTTTTAATGAAGCCACTGGAAATAACTTCACGATGGAAGATTTTAAATGACACCACAAGAACAACTTCAGAAATTTAGAGAAGAACAAAATCAAAAACCATTATCTGCTTCAGAACAATTTAAAGCATATAAAGCTTTACAAACAGGTATAGGTCGAAAACCTACAAAGTTTGAAGATTTAAGATCTGTTGAAAGCGGTAAAGACGAACAAATGTTTGACTATAAAACAGGAGCTAGAGGTGGTTTAAGAGCAAAACTATCCTTCATGGAGACAGCAGAAGAGAAAGAAAACTTTTTACGTCAAAGAGTTGGGGAAGATGGCTTTACAAAAGACTCTAAAGGTAGGTTAGCCCTCACGCCCGAAGGACAAGCAAAAGAAGGCATGAAGCCTATCGGTAAAAATCTTGTTATTGAAGAAGAGGGTTTTACTTTAAGAGACATTTCTGATGTTGCAGGATTAGCTCCAGAAACAATTGGATCAATAATTGGTGGCATTATTGGTGCGCCGGGTCTTATTACAGGAGCGGCGGGTGCGGCAGCAGGCGCGGCAGGTGGTCAGCTTGTTGAAGAAGGTATTGAAAAACTATTAGGTTTACAAAAACAAACTGGCTTAGAAGTTGCAAAAGATGCAGCCACAGAAGCTGCGCTTGCAGGAACAATTGATCTTGCCACAATGGGCGTTTACAAAGGTGTTCGTGCATTAATTCAAGGCGCAGGAAAAAGTGCAAACGTTGCCGCAAGAGCTTTGGGTCAAGGTGAACGCCAACTAGGTCAGGCACAAGCTGAACAAGCGTTGAGAATTATGGATGAAGGCGGTATGCCTAGCTATGAAGCAGCAGGAATGCCTGCGGCTGTTTCTCGTGCATCTCAAATTGCAGAGGCCATCTCAGGAAAAGAAAAACGTGCGCTACAAAACGTAATTTTTGCTTTGGGTAAAAAACAAAAATTACTTCAAGATGCAGGAATCATGGATGCACAAGGCAATGTAATTGCAGGAGCTACTTCAGATGATCTTGCAAAAGTAATCGCAGATGCGGCTCCTACAAAAGCAAAACAATTACAACAATCATTAGATGACGCTCAAAAAGCGCATATGAATGCTATTGATGAAACAATCTCAATTTTAACAAAATCAACGAAAGAAGGTACAGACATTGACGATGCTGTGCTTGATGTTTTGATGTACAACTATGATGAGTTCGCTAAAAACGCAGAGACTCTTTATAAAGGTGTTGATAGTAAATTAGCAGAAGTTACTGGAAATATTACTGTAAATGGCAGAAGAACTAGTGCTGAAGGTGGTAAACTTCCTATTTTTGACATTAGTGCATTAAAAACAAGATTTGATGACATAATTAGTAGTAAATATGGTGGTGCAGCGTCTACCGCGCCTAAAGAATTTTTAGAAATAGGAACACAAATTAACGATCTTGTAAGATCAGGGCCAAAAAAAGGTCTTACAAGTTTTAATGGTCTTCGCGGTCTTAGAAAAAATATACAAGACACACTTATGGATCCTAAATTAAGTATACAGGACACCACTCCGCGCCGTTTGCTCGTTGATTTAAGAAACACAGTAGACGATATGCTTCAAGGAAGAGTTGAACTAAGGGGGATCAAAGGAGAAAAAGCCGATAAAATGCGTGAGGCTATGGATTTATTACAAGAAGCAAACAAAGCCTATCGTAAAGAAATGCGTATTTTTAATCGCCTTGAAACTCTTGGAATTGTTAGAAATCTTGGAGAGCCTGGAGTTAACGTGAAGTTAGAAGTAGGCAGAAATTATGATAAAATTATTCAAAGTCCTGCTCGTATTACAGCAGCTTTAGATGCCGCAAAAGGGCAACGTGAAGTTGTTCGCCAAGATTTAGCAAAACGCTATCTTGATGAAGCTTTGTTAGATTCTAATAAAGATTTTGCTGATCCAACTAAATTTAATGGTGTTCAGTTTTACGGTAAAATCAAACGTATGAACCGTGACAAAACAGGAAAATTATTGTTTGGGGATCAATGGCCTGAAGTGCAAAACCTTGCTAAATCGTTAGCATATGGCGGTGTTAAGAAAATTGATGATGCAACATTACAACGTATCATAGCTCAAAATCCAGATGCGGGTATAGTTCAAACGCTCCGTAGTGTTAGAGATGCGCAAGTTGGATTAGAAGAAGCTTCTCAATCTAGTATTTTAAAACGTTTAAATTCTGGAACTCTTGATCCAGAAGAAGCGGCAGCGGCGATCACAAACCGTAACATGACTCGCGCTCAAATGAATCGAATACTTAAATTTTTTGATGACAGTCCTGAAGCTCAAGAAACAATAAGGCGAACAATTGTTAATGATATTCTTGGATCTGTAGACGAAGATATATTTATCAATGAGAAAGCTGCTTATTCATTGCGCAATGCAATAGATTCTTACAAACCAGAAATGCTTAACAAAGTATTAGGTGAACAAGTTGTAAAAGATATGAAACAAATGGCAGATGATCTTGTTTTCTTACGTGATACAGGGGCCAGAGGAGCGGGTTCACTCGCAGCAGACGCGATTAGAACTGGTCAGTTTACTAATCCAATGAAAAATATACCGAAAGCAGCAAGGTTTCGTGTGTTGAATTATATGTTTAACAATCCAACTGTTATGAGAACAGCATTGGAAGTTAAGGCAGGCAGAACAAGCCCACAAGCAGCAGCACAAAGTCTTACACAGGCCCTGAATGAGTCAGCCGCACAAGTCACTGGTTCTGGCGTTCCTTTAACTGAAAGAGCAACAGGTGTTGCTAAAGGGATAGGCGCTACTCTTGGAGCATTAAATCGAGGTCAGGTTGGCACTAGGCAAACAACAGGACAGTTGTTAACAAGCCCACAAGAAATAAAAGGAACACCACCGCCCAAAAACACAACTCCTGTTCCTCAAGTTTTGCCTCCTGTCACAACACAAGATTTAAAAATAACTCGAAGAGTTGACCCAAGATCTCTTCAAAGACAACAGAATTTACGCGAAAGAGCTAAACGAAACCCTTACATTGCATCTACATTATTAGGCGGTCTTGGTAGTGCGGGTCTTCTTTAACTGTCCATAACTGCGGATAAACCGCCAACAACTGCTGTAGCTCTTTTTCGTGTGCGATAAGGGGGTCGATTTGATTTTTTCAAATTCATTTTGTCATATGCTTCATCAACTAGAATCGCTAGTTGTGTTGAAATGTTTCGGCGTTCTACATGTGCCATATGCACAACTTTTTCATAAGTATCTGGATTAACACCTATAGACTTGTATTTAGATGGTTTAGCCATTAGTATAACTCCCATAATGTACTTAAATTTAACATATAATCCCAAAACAAAAAGGTCAAGACCCAAGTATGGCAACAAGAAAACTGTGGTTGACGGAATAAAGTTTGACTCTAAATGGGAATCACAACGTTATCTTTATCTAAAGTCTTTAGAAAAAGCAGATCGAGTAAAGAATTTAGAACTACAGCCAAAGTTCATAATCTCTATAAACGGACAAAAGATTTGCACATACATAGCAGATTTTAAATATGACAGAGAAGATAAAGACGGTGTTTGGGAACATATTGTTGAAGATGCAAAAGGTGTGGAAACCCCTGAATTTAAACTAAAAAAGAAGCTTATGAAAGCTGTTCACAACATTGATATTTATCTTTCCAAAAAAAATAGTTGACAGATATTCTTTTAATTCCTAAGTTTAGAGTTCTAGAATTAAAGGAATATTATTATGGACAGTACAAAACTGCTCAGTGAAAGAGATGAACTTAAAGCGCATATTAATTCGCTAAAGAGTGAACTCAAAGATCTTGAAGAGCAAATCAAAGACATTTTTTATACCCAAGCTCGTGATGCGTTACGCGCAGACGGTAAAGATTTTGGCACCACACATATGGTTGCAGGTAATCAGAAGCTTAGAGTTAAGATTACCAAAAAAGTTGTGTGGGACCAAGATGAATTAGGCAGTGTATTGGAGGCAATGGCTCCAGAAGATGCACGGCACTATGGAAAGCTTACGCTTGCAGTTGAAGAGCGTAAGTATACAGCAGCACCACCCGCTATCAAATCGCTACTTGAACCTTGCCGTAGCGTTGAAGTTGGTGGATTTTCAGTGGAAGTGGATAATTAATATGAGTTTACAAATTATATCTGCTGAACAACGTCTTGCAGAAAAGCGTGGTCACAAGATCGTGATTTGCGGTGCAAGCGGTGTTGGCAAAACAACCTTGGCTCGAACCCTTGAGCCACACTCTACACTGTTTATGGATTTGGAAGCGGGGGATGCAGCAATTGAAGGATATGAGATTGATGTAATCCGCCCCAAAACATGGGCAGATTGTCGTGACTTTGCGTGTTACTTAGGAGGGCCAAACCCTTCTTTGGCAGAGGATCAACCATATAGTGAAGCGCATTATGATAATGTGTGTCAGTATTTTGGTGAACCAGAACAGACGATCAGCAAGTATGAAACTCTGTTCATTGATTCTATTACGGTTGCCGGGCGATTGTGTTTTCAATGGTGTACACAGCAACCTGACTCAAGATCAGACAGAACAGGAAAGCTTGATACTCGTGCAGCTTATGGTTTGCATGGACGCGAAATGATGGGGTGGCTTACACAGCTACAACATATTCGATCAAAGAACGTGGTCTTTGTTGGTATTTTAGATGAAGTTACCGATGATTATGGACGCAAGCAATATGCGTTACAGATTGAAGGGTCTAAAACTGGCAGAGAACTACCAGGGATCGTGGATGAAGTGATTACGATGGCTGTGATGGCGGGAGACAACGGCCCATATCGTGCCTTCATCTGCGGTGCCTTAAATGAGTGGGGCTATCCTGCAAAGGATCGTTCTGGTAGGCTTGATATACTTGAAGAGCCACATCTTGGTAAACTATTAAATAAAATGAGTGTGGGCGCACCACAGGCAGAAAGACCGCTTAATTTTGTAGATCCAAACACTCAACATTCTAGAGAAGGAGAAGTAGTAAATGCTTAATTTAAATAATGCAAACGTATCAGAAGCTCCACAGATGGAGCGTACACTAATTCCTGCGGGTACAGTATGTCGTGCGGTGATTTCAGTGAAGCTTGGTGACAGAGAGATCCCAGAATTTGGATCTGGTCAATGGTTTAAGTTTTCTGACAAATCGCAAGCCAAATGGATGGAGTTAGAATTTACCGTCATTGGTGGTGAACACGATAAACGTAAGTTCTGGGATAAAATATTTGTTGATGGTGACAAACAAGGTACTAGCGGTATGCCACTTGCTAGGGAGATTGGTTTATCAACGCTCAGAACAATTATTGAAAGCGCATTTAATATCGTTCCAACTGATGTTTCGCCCGAAGCACAAGCTCGTAGACAGATTCAAGGAGTTAATGACTTGAATGGTATGGAGATTTGCGCTAAGGTCGGCATCAAGAAAGGCACCAATGGTTATTCGGATCAGAATAAGTTGACCGCAGCCATTACGCCTAACCAAAAGGATTTTATCCCTTCTGGTCAAGTGCCAATGTCTCAGACACCTGCCGCAGCGCAGCAATTGGCACAACCACAGCAACAGGCACAGCCCGTAGCAAGTGGTGCAGTACCAAGTTGGGCTAATCGATAGCTAGCGGCACAGGTTTATTCCACCTGCTAGACCACCGAAGGGGAGCGGTGGGCCAAATACTCCCCCTCTTTTCTAGATCAATGGAGTTCCCAACATGTTACTGCGCCCCTATCAGGAGGCCGCTGTTAATGATGCATGTAAAGCATTAGACAAACACGGTAATACAATTGTTGTAGCACCTACTGGAGCAGGCAAGACGATTATGCTCTCCGCGCTCGTAGGTGAACGCTACAAAGACGGTAAAAAGATTTTGGTGATGCAACACCGAGATGAACTTGTAGATCAAAACAAGTCCAAGTTTGAGCGTATCAACCCATACATCACAACAAGCATTGTAAACGGCACAGTTAAAAATTGGGACGGCAATACAATCTTTTCAATGGTGCAAACAATCTCACGCGAGAGAAACCTCAGAGATCGCCCAAAATTTGATATGATTGTAGTGGATGAAAGCCACCATGCAG